CAACAGGTGGGGATAAGCTTCTTCCTACAAACATGCAAAAAGAATTAGTACATGAACCATTTGCTAAAAATCAATTACGTGATGTTGCTCAAGTGAGTGCCATTAAAGGTTTAGAATTACCGAAAATCGCATACGAACTTGTCGATGATGATTTTGTTCTTGATGAACAAACAGCAAAAGAAATGGAATTAACAGGGGATACAGTAACTTTTGGTCGTTTCAAATCAAAGGTTCGAGTAAAGATTTCTGATACTGTAATTCACGGCACAGATGTTGAATTAGTGGAATATGTGGAGAATGCTCTAAAATCCGGATTAGCTGCTAAAGAGAAAAAAGACGCTCTAGCTAATACACCAAAAGCAGGTTTAGGTCATATGTCATTCTACAATGGTACTGACATTAAACGTGTGTCAGGAGCAACAATGTTAAAAGCAATTAAAGCTGCAATTGCAGATTTACATGAAGATTTCCGTGAAAATGCAAAAGTAGTGATGCGTTACGCTGATTATTTAGACATGATTGAGGATTTGTCGAATGGAACAACGAACTTCTTTGATGTGCCACCTGAGAAGGTAATTGGAAAGCCTACTGAGTTTATGGATGCAGCAACAAAGCCTATTGTTGGTGACTTCAATTATTTCCGCATTAACTATGATGCAATGACCTATGATACAGCAAAAGATGTTGATACTGGTGATTACAAGTTTGTATTAACTGCTTGGTATGACCAAAAACGTTCATTAAATTCTGCTTTCCGTATCGCTGATGTAGTCGCTACACCCTAAAAATCCCCTATCAATAGGGGATGCAGTTATAGGAACTAATTTTATTATTGAATAGGAGATGTTTTTCAAATGGAAAAAAGAGACGAACTAAAAGCTAAATTTGCAACAGGAAAAAAACCTACTGGCGCTGATTTTGCAGAATTGATCGATGGCGTTATAGGACCAACAGGCCCTAAAGGTGAAACAGGAGCGACTGGAGCTAAAGGAGATACAGGCTCAGCCGGAGTAGACGGAGCGAAAGGTGCAAAGGGAGATAAAGGTGATAAAGGTGATACTGGAGCCCCTGGATTTGGAACTGAAGTGCAGTACAATGAAATAATTTCACGTTTAACTGCATTAGAAAAACCGACACCATAAAGTAGGGTGATTATATGAATCAACAATTAATTGATGAGCTAAAAGAATATTTACGGATTGATGGGAATGATGAGGATCGTTCCCTTTCTACTATTCTGCAATCATCCATTGTTTATCTAGAGAATGCAGGAGTGAAACAGCCAAGTGATTATTATTTAATTGTGGAGGACAAAGAGGTATTTGCCTTACATCGTTTAGCCATTATGATGCTTGCTACACACTTTTATGAGAATCGTATAGCTATTACGCCTTCCACAATTAAAACAGCACAGCAACCCATTCCATATGGCTTACAGTCGATAATTTTACAAATAAAGTGGGTGGACCCTGATGAACTATCGCAACAACAATAATGCAGGTCGTATGAACAAGCGCGCCACTTTCTTAAATCCACCAGGTACGATAACAAATGGATGGCCAAGTGATGAATGGGATAAACATGTAACGGTATGGGCGGAATTGAAGACTGCAAAAGGTTATAAATTATTTAGTTCTGACGCTACACAATGGCAAGGGAAATGTGTTATTGGTATTCGCTATCGGAGCGATATACATGAAAAAATGCGTGTTCAATTAGCTGGCAAAACATACGAAATGGATTCACCACCAGTTAACGACAATGGCGATAATCAGTGGCTTACTATTTTTTTAAAAGAGGTGGTTTAGATGAATTTTGAAATACAAGGTATGGACGCTTTGATGCAAAATTTAATGAATTTGCCATTAGAAGAAGCAGAAGAAAATAAAGCACTTAATGCAGGTGCCAAAGTAGTCAAAGAAGCGGTTGAGAAAGAAGTTCCAGTTGGAAATCGTAAATCAAAAAAGAATAAAAAAAATAAATTGAAAAGTAACATTAAAATAAAACGGGCAAAAGATGGTGAAGCAAAAGTTCACACAGGCAAAGCTTACCATGGTCATATCTTGGAAGGTGGGCGAAGTGCTGGTAGTAAATATGTTACGAAAAAAGGTAAACGACAGAAAGTAACATGGGGACCAATTGCACCAAATCCATTCTTTACGCGAGGATTTGAATTTAGCAAACCAGGTGCTTTAAATGCTATTGCAGATGAAATAAAGAAAGCGAAAAATCTATGATTGATATTACTGAACATATCACAACAATTTTGGCACCACTTAAATTAGATGTATTTTTCAACAGTGTTCCAACTGGGGCAACTATACCGAATCAATACATTACATTCTTAGAAATTAATTCAAAGCCTGCTTTAGAAGCATCTGATCATGAATATGAGACTGAGCGACTTATCCAAGTCAATGTTTGGTCGAAAGCCGATTACTATCAACTTGTGGAAGGCATAAAGCGATTGATGGAATCGGCTGGCTATGAACGAACATCTGAATATGATGCACCAAAACAAGAAGGCGATTCTCACTTTAACAAAGTATTGAGATTTGCCTTTTTTGATGAATATTAAACTTTAGGAGGTCATGAAAATGGCAGCTACAACGGTAAATGAAAAACCACAAAAAATTAGTTTAAAACGTATCCATTATGCTCTAATGACAAATGAGCAAACGGAAACATGGGGCGATGTTAAAACATTAACAATGCCAATCTCCTTAACGCTTACGCCTAACTTCTCTGAAGCATCTTTAGATGCCGGGGACCGTGTGGTGGACCAAGAAGCACAAATGGACTCTATCACAATCGCTGGCGAAACTGCCGATTTACCAACTGAAGTACTTGTAGATTGGTATGGACACCAAATGTCTGCTGAAGGTGGTATTATCACTAACTCCAATGACACACCAAAGGCAATTGCGATTGGTTTTGAATCAGGATCTAAACTTGTTTGGTTCTACAAAGCGAAATTAAAACCAGGTGAGGAATCAAATGCAACACGTAAGAAAGGCGAAACAAACTACAAAGTTTACCCATTCGCTGGTGAGGCTTTACCTTTGATTGATGGAATCATCAAACATACAGTAGATACACGTGATGAAGGGGTAACAGCTACTGCCGAAACATTTTTCGCAACTGTAACAAAGCCAACTATTACAACTACTCCCTAATAATCCCCTTTCAATAGGGGAGGCCGAGATTGGAAGGAATTTTATTATCCAATGATCTATGAAGCTCTCGAATTGTGAGGGCTTCTTTTCTTTTAACTAAATTTAAGTGACTAACGAAAAGGATGGATGAAAAATGCAAATTAAATTACGAATTGATGGACAAGAAAAAACATTTACAAATGACTTTGTGAAAGCGCGTGTTTTCCGAAATGCTTTAAAAATGAATGAAAAAATGCGAATCGAAGGCAATGAAATTTCAGTTGAAACTTTTGATGAAATGATCAACTTTATCGTGAATGTCTTTGATAATCAGTTCACTGTGGATGACGTATGGGACGGTTTAGAAGCAGGACTATTACAAGGTGAAATCATGCGAGTATTTAACAGTGTGCTTAATATTGGTGGTCTTGAAACAGCTACAACATCTGAGGGAAAGTTGGCGGATTAACACCTTACCAAAATATTAAAAAGTTTTATCGGGATCTATTAAAAGCTGGTTACAAGCTTCATGAAATTGATGAAATGGATATTCATTTTTGGTTTGAACTATCAAATGAAGATGATGAAGAAATAGAAGAGGTCACAGCCGACGACATCAGTTGGTTGTGATTTTTATTTTTGCCAAGAAGGCGGTGAGAATATATGGCAAGCATAGGAAGTTTAGAAGTCAGTCTTAGTTTAAATGCATCGAACTTCAACGGTACAGTAGCGCAGGTAAACCGAAATATGAAGGCGATGAGTAGTGAATTACAAGCAATCCGAGCCAGAGGGTCAGAGTATGAAAACTCACTAACCGGTCTCTCTCAAAAGCAAAATGTTTTAACACGTTCATTTGATGCAGCTTCAATGAAACTACAGGAGCAGCGAAGAAGATATGATGAACTTGTAGCCTCTGGGACTGCATCCTCAACACAAATTGAACGACAAGCAATTGCAGTAAACCAAGCACTAACACAATACAATCGATTGGAACGTGAATTAGCAGAAGTCACAGAACAATTACGTATTCAATCATCACAATGGACTCAAACAGGGCAACGTATGCAAGAAGTAGGTAGTAAAATATCTGCTGTAGGCGATGGAATGATGAATGTTGGTAAGAAATTATCAATGTATGTCACGGCACCTCTTGCAGCAATGGGTGTTGGGGCATTTAAAGCAGCTGTAGATTTTGAATCAGCATTCGCAGGTGTTCGTAAAACAGTTGATGCAACTGAATCAGAATTTCAAGTATTCTCTGATGAGATCCGAAACATGTCTAAAGAGATTCCTGCTGCTGCTACAGAAATTGCTAAAGTAGCAGAGGCTGCTGGACAGTTAGGTATTAAAAATGATGCGATTATAGGCTTTACAAGAACCATGACAGACATGGGTGTTGCGACAAATATGTCTGCTGATGAAGCAGCAACTGCACTTGCACGGTTTGCAAATATCACAAAGATGTCTCAACAAGACTTTGACCGATTAGGTTCCACTGTTGTTGGACTAGGGAATAACTTCGCGACAACTGAATCTGAGATTATAGAGATGTCTTTACGGTTAGCAGGAGCCGGTGCACAAATTGGTATGTCTGAAGCTGACATTCTAGGTCTTGCTACAGCATTATCTTCAGTTGGTATTCAAGCTGAGATGGGTGGTTCAGCTTTATCACGTGTAATGGTTCGTATGCAGGTAGCTGCTACTACTGGACTTGGCAAAACGGAAGAACTATCTAAAAAAACAGGTATGTCTTTACGTGAGTTACAAATGCTCGCAGCTAATAACAGCATGGATTTCACAGATTTAGCAGATTCATTAGGTATGACCAACAAGGAAATGAAAAACATTGTTAACGCAGGTCTCGATTTAGAAAACTTCGCAAAAGTTGCTGGCATGACTAGTAAGCAATTTAAAGAGATGTTTGAAAAGGATGCAGTTGGTGCAATTGGGGCATTTGTTAATGGCCTTGGTAATGCAGAACAAGCAGGAGAATCAGCCATCAATATGTTACAAGAGATGGGTATTACAGAGATTCTTCTACGTGACTCATTACTACGTGCAGGGAATGCAAATGAACTTTTTGCAGAATCTATTGACGTTGCAAATCAAGCTTGGGAAGAAAATGTGGCCCTAGCGAATGAAGCTGAACAACGCTATAAAACTACGGAATCACAACTTATCATTTTGAAAAATAAGATTACGGATATTGGTATTACGCTTGGAAGCATATTGATTCCAATGGTTTTAAAAGTTGTTGAGTTGATTGAGCCTTGGATTGTAAAATTCGCAAATCTAAGCGAAGGCACTCAGAAGTTGATCTTAGTTATAGGTGGTATTGCTGCAGCTATGGGTCCGGTAATTATTGTTATTGGTGCATTAGTTTCTAGTATAGGTACTATTGTTTCAGCTTTCGGAGCAGTAGCTTTAGCTATTGGAGAAGCTGGTGGTTTAGCTGCATTTTTAGCCACGAAATTTGCTTTTTTAGGCACCATCTTTACGGCACTTACTGGTCCAATTGGTCTCACAGTAATGGCATTAGTAACAGGAGCCATTTTGATTTATAAATACTGGGAACCAATTAGTGAGTTTTTCGGAGTTCTATCAGAAAAAATGGTATCTGGTTTTAACAGTGTTTTATCAGCTGTAACAGCATTTGGTTCAAAAATGAGTGAAGTGCCAAGTATGATGATGTCCGTTTGGTCTGGGGCCTTAAGCAAAATAACTGGATTGCTAGATAACTTGAAAGAAAAGTTGTCATTTGTTACTGATGTATTAAATGTCAGTAATGCAATGGATGGACTGAAAATAGCACTAGAAGCAATTGCATCAACAGTATTGATGTTATTAGGACCATGGGGAATGTTAGCGAATGTTATATTAAAGCTATTTACTCATACGACTTTGCTACAAGATGTGTTTTCGATGCTCAAAGGTGATATGTCCCTTGATGAGGTTGCCAATAATTTTTCTAAATCAATAACTGGCATTATAGAGAATATTACAAACCTAATTTCACGCTTTGCAGAAATGTTACCTGGCATTATTGATGCATTAGTAATGATAGTTCCTCAAATCATACTTTTGGCAGCTGATCTTGTCACAAAATTGGCTAATGGCATAACGAAAAATCTGCCGTTAGTGGTAAAGGCAATTACTGGTTTAATTGAATCATTCGCGACTACGATCTCTACTTTACTACCTCAACTTGTGAAAGTCGGAGTAACAATATTAACAAATCTTATAAACGGTATTGTTAAAGCATTGCCGATGGTAATAAAAGTAGTGACTCAATTAATAGAGACATTAGTGAACACAATGACAACAGTACTACCTTTATTAATAAATACAGGCTTAACAATCGTAGAAACTTTGTTGAATGGTATTGTAACGGCATTACCATTAATCATTGAAAGTGCACTTAATATAATTATGTCTCTTGTGGGGGGCATAACAACAGCACTGCCTCAAATAATTAATATGGGTTTAACAGTCATTACTACGCTACTTGAAGGGATTATTTCAGCTTTACCAACGATAATTGAAGCAGCAATAACAATCATTATTGCCCTTGTGGGAGCCTTGATATTACTTTTACCTAAAATAATTGAAGCAGGAATCCAAATCATTGTCGCATTGGTGGACGGTTTGATAAAAGCCATTCCGGCCATCATAGAAGCTGCATTAACTTTAATTATGTCTTTAGTACAGGCATTAATTTTATTACTACCTCAATTAATTGATGCTGGAATTAAAATTGTTGAGGCACTTGTAGAAGGACTAATACA